CTTACGCAGAGGATGATATCCGGCGTTCACCCAATTTGCGGGGTAGCCTGGAGCAGCTTCAGGATGCACCAGGCGTATGCCAACCTCGGGGGAGGTTGGCTGAGTTGCACCATGAATTTTTTAAGCAGCTCAAATACTGCCAATACGAGATCCTCCCCGGACCCGACAAAAAACTCAAATGGTCCGTCCACGACAGTAGCCGGGACCCCTCCACCGGCGACCTGATCCACGATGACTTGATGATCTCCGCTGCCCTGCTCTCCGTCCTCGATCAGCAGTCCTGGTCCGTCACTGGCCCAGCAGCCGTGGTCAAAGCCCGTGATCCTCTCGACGATATGAAAGGTTTTTAAGATGTCATTGCGACAATGGTTATCATTGCGAGCGAAGCAAAGCAATCTCAGGAGAAGTATATGAAAGGTATAAACGTTCTGGACGGCAAAGAAATGGAAGTGCGAGATTGCTTCGTCGTCCCTGCGGGACTTCCTCGCAATGACAAACAAAAAGGGTCATTACGAGCGACGCGATTTGGAAGCGTCCTGGCTAAGAAGTGTCCTGTAAGGAAGGAAGCAATCTCTCTTTTTTCTTTCATCTTTCTTCGTGTTCTTTGCGTCCTTCGTGGTTAATCTTTTTAAACCTATCAGCTATGAGCTATCAGCTATCAGCTAGAACCTACAAACTAAGGATTCATCATGCCTAATTCAACTAACGCCTTTGGAATAGATTTATCTCGCTGGAATACATCAGCAGACGGAAAGAAAAAAGTAGATTTCAACACCATCGCACAACACACACCGGAAGTTTCGTTTATCGCCATGCGTGCCGGGGTCAGCTGGGGTTACGCTGATCCGTGGTTCCCCTATTACATGGCAGAAGCCCAAAGGATCAACAGGGTCCGGATGGCATACCATGTTTTATTCCCAGGCGAGAACCCCATCACGCAGATGGATAATTTCTTCAAAATACTCGGGGACATTGACTTTTCATTGGTGCCCTTGGTTTTAGATCTGGAGCTTGATCACGGCCAATCAGTACGCCGCATCACAGATACCACCGCCCAGGCTGTGAACATCATCACAAAAAGAACAAACCAAACCCCGTTTATTTATTCCCGGGCAAGCTGGATCAATCAGTTTATTACAGTGCCAGACTTGCCAAAAGTTTATTGGTGGCTCGCCCAGTACAGGTGGCCTTGGCCATATCCCCTATACACCCCAGAACACATCGGTCCCCCAACCCTACCAGCCGGGGTCACCACTAGCTTGCACTCTTCGAGCTGGACGATCCATCAGACCGCCTCACGCGGTGCCAGCATCGGAGCAGCTGCCATGCACTACATGGATTACAACCGCTTCAACGGAACAAAAGACGACCTGCTTAAGTTCATAGGCAGCAGCCAAACCCCGCTCTTATGCCCCATCGACAGTAAGCCTTGCCCTAGGCTGACGGTGCCTCAAGCACCATCAGCCGTATGCCTGGATCATGGGATCCAGGCCAGATGACCGTTTAGGAGGAAATATGCCCGAAAACTCACGCTTAGCGCCGTTCTCAAGGAGCCCGTCAGGGCGACGCAGTCCCCGAAGCGTAGCGGAGGGGACAGAGTCATTAGCTATGAAAGGATATTATCGTGCCTAACCCTTTCACAAATTTAATATCAAACATTTTTTCACCAATTATCGAAAATTCTGTAAGAGAACAGCTCTCAGTAAGCGAAACAGATAACACTTTCTTCATTGGCACTCGCAGGTATGACGACAGCGAAAGGGACCGGTTAGACTACGACCGAACGGAAGTATTAGAACAGTGTCTTGACGCATGGCGAGATAGCCCTTTAGGCAGAAGGATTGTAGAGCTGACCTCGCAGTACGTTATCGGATCCGGTTTTGACGTGAAGGTTAATGACGAGAACACTCGCAAATTTATAAATCAGTTTTGGGGGCACCGCCTAAACCGAATGCCCTCACGCCTGATCGAACTTTGTGACGAACTCACAAGAACAGGCAATCTGTTTTTGTTGGTCAGCACAGACGCTGCCGGCATGAGTTACATTCGTGCCCTGCCAGCAACCAACATCGAACAAATACTCCACAGTCAAAACGACATCGAGCAGCCCACCGCCTTTATTACCAAAGAGGATCAGAACTTAGAAAGCAAAACATATCCAGCATACAACCACCTCACAGATACCCCCAACGAAACCGTGGTCCTGCACTACGCAATCAACCGGCCAGCAGGCGCCCAATGGGGCGAGCCAGACCTCGCACCCTTGCTGCCCTGGCTGCGCAGATATTCCGCATGGCTGGAGGATCGGGTCAGGCTGAATAGGTTTAGAAATGCGTTTATGTACGTGGTCACAGGGTCATTCGCAAGCGAAGCAGCCAGGAAAGCACGCCAAACAGAACTCGCAGCCAATCCCCCCAGTTCCGGGTCGATTTTGGTGTGTGACGAAAGCGAAACATGGTCAGTGATCACCCCCAAACTGGAAGCCCTTGACGCCAACCAGGATGGGTTAGCACTCAAGAAGTTAATAGCATCAGGGGTGGGGTTGCCGCTCCACTTTCTCGCAGAGCCGGAGGGGTCCAACCGCACCACCGCAGAGAGCGCCGGGGGTCCAACTTTCCGCAGGTTTGAACAGCGCCAGCAATATTTCATGTGGCTGCTCAAAGACCTGCTGCAAGTCGTGATCTCACGCCGGGCAGCAGTCGATCCCACAATTTCAGCTGACGCCGAAATTGAAATTTCCGGAGCGGATATTTCAGCCAGGGATAATGTCGCTCACAGTATCGCAACGGTAAACATCATGAACGCCCTCGAGCGCATGAAAGACATGGGCTTAATTAGTGATCGGGAACTTCTAAGGATTGCGTATCGTTTCGCCGGTGAACAAGCAGACATTGATGAGTTACTCGCAGGAGGAACAGGCATCGACATGAGAGAAACAAAAAACCCCATAGAGCCGGCAACACAAGAACCCGTTGACACAGGCAGCGGATCACCGAAAAAAACGGTGCTACCTTGACCCCTATATATCGGGGTTATACAGCTGACAACACCCCAACATTTAGGGGTTACCACCGCTCGGGTGGATCCCTCGGTCGGGGCGCCTACGCCCTCGACGTCGCGCCAGTCCGCTTCGCTCCCTGGCCAACATCTCGGGCTACGGACGCTCCCTCGGGTTAACCCTCGCTTTCACACAAGGATAAAACTAATGCCAGAAATCAAACCAGAATACATCACAGAACATCAGGCCCGCTTTGCTGCATCCGGCAAAGCCAACGAACAGGGCACCTTCGAAATCCTTTGCATCACTGCCGGGGATGGTAACGGCTGGGACTTTAGTCCCTCTGTCTTAGAAGCCTCAACAAGTTTATGGGAAGGCGCCCACTGCTTTATTGACCACAATTATTTTTCACGCTCCGTGCGTGATATTGCTGGTCAGGTTGTCAATCCCTCATGGGATCCAGATACCCAGGGTATCAAAGCCACCCTCAAAGCCCTTGGGCCAGGTGGCAAGTTGCTAACTGACTTTGGCCGAGAAGTCCTATCAGAGGACACGCCCCCCAGGATCGGTTTTTCTGCTGACGTGCTTTTCAAAGCTAACGGTAAAAAAGTCAAAGAAATCCTGCGAGTGATCTCGCTCGATTTAGTTTACAACCCAGCAAGGGGAGGAGCTTTTTTAAGAGCTCTTAACCAACAACAACACACACCACAAGGAGCAAAACCAATGCCAGAGGAAACCAAAAACCCCAAGCCAGAAGGACAGCAGGAGGAACCGGTTTTAGCCAAACTGCAAGCCGATCAGGAAGCCATGCGCACGCTCTTAAACGAGCAGGAGCGCCAGGCAAAACTTGAAAAGTCCCTGCAAGAAGCCGAACAAACCCGGGTCCAAATGTGCGGATATTTACTCGAAAGTGGGCTGAATGCATCCAAGCTGCCAGCACCCATTCAAGAACGGATCCGCAAACAATTCAAAGACAAGATTTTCACAGCTCAAGAGCTGCAGGAGGTGATCAAAGATAACCGGCAGATGCTATCAGACCTCACCGCAGAAAGCGCGGTATCGGGTCCCGGTCGCATATCTTCCATGTTCAACGAGAAAGACAAGCTGCAAGCCGCAGTCGATGACCTGTTCGATGCACCACGGGAAAAAGGGTCAGAAGGTTTGAAAACCGCTCGACTTTCAGGCATCAGGGAGCTTTACTTATCCCTCACAGGTGATCACGACCTGCATGGTGGTTACCATCCGGATCGGGTCCAGTTGGCCACCACAGCCGACTTCACCGGTCTGGTCAAAAACGCACTGAACAAAATCGTAACAAACACCTGGGATCAGTTAGGCCGTGCTGGTTACGACTGGTGGAAAAATATTTCAGTCCAGGAGCATTTCGGTTCGCTGCACGACATAACCGGTACCCTGATCGGGACAGTGGGCACCTTGCCAGCAGTGGCAGAAGGCGCAGAATATACAGAGCTTGTCGTAGGCGACAGCCCTGAAACCGCCAGCTTTACAAAATATGGTGGCTACATTCCCCTCACCCTGGAGCTGATCGATCGGGATGAAACCCGTAAATTAAAGGCCTACGCCCGGGAGCTTGGCTCCGCTGGTTTGCGCAAGATCTCCGCACTTGTGGCAGAGATTTTCACGGCCAATTCAGCAGTCGGTCCCACCATGGCCGACACAGGCGCACTCTTCAACGCCACCGCAGTAACCACCGCAGGAGGTCACGCCAACCTGCTAACAACCGCCCTCGCGATTGCTGCATGGGAATCAGCTTGCCAGGCAGTTTACAACCAGCCAATGTTGATCAAAAATGCTGCTGGGGTATATGGCACAGGGCCCAAGATGGCCATAAATCCCAAGTTCTGTTTGGTCCCTCGTGCCTTGCAGAATACGGCATGGCAAATGCTCAAAGGTGAATTTGTCCGTGAAGCTACCTATGTTTACGACAACGTGTTGAAGGGGTCAGCAGTCCCCGTCACAGTCCCCGAGTGGACTGACGCCACAGATTGGGCCGCAGTTTGTGATCCAGTAATTGCCCCAGCGATTTATGTTGGTGAGCGGTTTGGGATCATGCCAGAAATTTATGTCGCAGGTGACGAACTCTCGCCAGCAGTGTTTATGAACGATGAACACCGGCTCAAAGTCCGCCACTTCCTCGCGGTTTGGGTGAACGACTTCCGACCGCTCCACAAATCCAACGTCGCAGGGTAGTAATACCCGTTCGGGGGGATCCCTCGGTCGGGCCGCCTACGCCCTGACGGGCTACGGACGCTCCCTTTGCTTGCACTCTTCGAGCGGGATTTCCCCTCACTATTTCGAAAGGATCAAACCATGGGTTATGTAAACCTCAAAGATATCTGTAAACAAATTGCACCGTCAGAAATTCTCAAATCTGCCGGGACATGGACCCCAACAGTCATGGGGCATCTCGTCACTGAAGTCCGCACAGCAGCCGCCGCTGGTTTTTACCTGGCCATTCCCATCACCCTGCACGCTGCCCACAACGCCAAGCAAGGCGCAAAGCTGAAAAGCGTTGACGTCTGGTACAAAATCGCCACCGCAGCCATGGCTGACATTGCCAGTGTCACAGTCAAAAAATTAACCCTATCCGCAGATGGGGATGCAGTCGCAGGCGCTGATTATGCTGCTATCAGCCTGGATGATGGTCACGATACCGCCGCAGAGCGTAAAGTAATCGAGGATCACAAAATGACTGTCACTTTCACCAACGAACCCTACCTGGAGGATGATGAGCTGCTTTATATCCTCATCAGTTGCGAAGGTGCGGCGACCTCTGCTTTCTCCCTCCTGGGAGCACAAGCAAACTTTGAATTGAGGTTATGACCAATGACCAAACTCAAATACTTACTTACATCCCGTAAATTTTGGGCTGCCTTTGTTGGGCTGCTGCTGCTAACCCTCAAAGCCTGGCACCCTGATTTTCCCATCACAGAGGATCAAATCACTGACGTGATTTATCTTCTGATCGCATACATCACGGGCACAGCCCTGGAGGATGGGTTAAGCAGGCTCAATCTCAAAACAACTAAATAACATTTTCTCTTTTCCTCCTACCGAAGGGGGGCTTGGGTTGCTAACGCCCAGGCCCCCCCCAGTAGGGTGCGCACCGTTTTTGTGCGCACCCTCATCACTAACCCCGTAATTCTCTCCACAAGCAGGGGGGAAGCAGAAATGTTCGGTCTAATTCATAAATTGCATCAGATAGGAGCACTTTGAATCCTAGAAAAATGATATCAAACAAAGCAACCCCCCCTCAATCCCCCCCGCAAGCAGGAGGGAGGCTTAAGTTTGCGTTTACTTCCATTACTTCCATCATTCAGGAGCAAATTGAACCTTAGATTAACGAAACTAAACAAATCAACCCACCTCGGTCCGCCCTAAAGGGGGAGGAACCTAATCCCTATCCACCATTCACTACTCACTATTCACTTTCCTCGACCAGCAGAAAGCAAAATTATGCCCAACAAAATCGACTATAAGAAAACCGCCTTTATTCTCACAGCAGGTGAACCCATGGACTTTAAAGCATTTCCGGATGGTTCCCTTGTTGTGATCGCGCACGATGGTAAAAAACACCGCTTCACAGCCGAACAGGTCAAAGAAGTGCAGCCAAAACCGGCTGAAAAGCCAGCACCAAAGCCAAAGGCAAAACGGGCGAAGCCGTCGAAAACGACTACTAAAATAGAAAAAGGAGGGTGATGAAATGTCAGCTACCCTCATGACCATGAAAACCCGGCTGGCAGAACAGCTCTCGGACCTCACCAACCTGGTCTGGTCCACGTCGGCACTGGAGGAAGCCCTGCGCACCTCCCTGGCAGAACTCAGCAAGGCATATGGAGAAACCCTGACCCTCGACGGGTTGGACAGCGCGACCA